ACAATTATTATTAATATTACAACTTTCACTATTTAAATTTTCATTTTCTGACGACATCTAATCTGTATATAATAATCATATAAAAAAATGTAAAAAATAAGGGTATAAATATAATATATTTTTTAAAAAATTATGTTATATATATTTAATTATTTAGCAACTTTCACCTTCCATGCATACAAATTTGTCTTGGTATCTTTGGATAAAATCAATGTTATTTTGAATTATTCTTTGTAATTCACATAAATTCTTTTGTTCAGAATCTATTCTTTGGTAAAATTCTGCAACAGTATTACTATCAGGATTTTCACCATCACCAGTTTCTAAATCAAGTTTCATTTGAGAACCATTGTTAATAGTAAAATCACCATGGTTACCAATTCTAATATTTAATCCGGTAATATATACAGGATTACCAGATATATTATCAACAATTACATTACCGTCAGCTAATTCTTCATCATATTCAGAAGTACCTGAGTCAACTTCTCTGTAAATTTTGTTAATTATCATATTATCATATGTTACAACATTTTTAGAGTATTGAATTAAGTATGTATCACCTTTACCGTAATATTTATTTGGTACACGGTGTTTTAATTTATCTTCACAACCTGTTACAGATATTTGTCTTTCACATACATTTTGATATTTATGAGTTGTAGTTTTTTCTCCATCTACGTTAATCCATTTTTTAATTACATGTTTACCATGTCCTTCTACAGCAGTTGTAGTTGATAAATGATTGGAAATTCTATTATATAATATAAGTGTTAACTGGTTGTACCAATTTGTCATTGTATTAAACATATCTTCATCATTTAAATCAGATTGTCCAAAGTATTCTTGTAATGAAGCTAATTCATATATGTAATCGGATATATCACTATGAATTGCTTGATATACTAATTTTGCTGTGCAAACAAGATTAAGTAATTTACTTGCTTTAAAAGAGCAAATATTTTTCTCACAGCAATCTAAATCACCTCCAACACACCCAGATCTACCTGTATCACAATTTGCATTTTCATTTGCACATGTTGATGGTAAATTACAATTACTATTATTACTTGGGCAAACTAATTCATTTCCAAGAACAGTTGGACAGCTTCCATTTCCATTACAGTTATTTTCATTTTCACAAGGCATCTTATTTATACTATTGTATTATAAATATATTATTATCAAGGGTGATAAAATCCCCCTAAATACATTATTATTTTACTGACGATTTACATCATAAGATTATTAAAAAAATTTTATTAAATAATTTACTATATTTATAATAAATGATCCTATAATCAAACTTCCAAAGAATCCCAATATAGTTTCACCAAGAATGTAATTAAATTTATCCCATCCAAACCATGAATTATCTGCTGTTGAATTAATCTTAAAATATATATATATATATACTTTTCCAATATATGTAAAACTAAGAAAACAACAAGCAACAATTATATTAGACATTATAATTGAAAATAATAACTTTACAAAAATTATAAAACAGTCTAAAGATAATATAATGTGTCTATCTTCAGATTTATTATTTTTTTCTAAAGGATTACAAATAAAACAATCATCTCTATTAGTTTTAATCATACAAGATTTACAAATATTGTGATTTTTTGAACAGGTTATTATATCTTTTATATTAATATTTTCCATACAGCAATTACATTCTTTTATATCAGAAATATTTGTAAAATTTTCAATATTTGGTGTAATAATTATTGACATTAATTTATTATCATATTTTATTTATTTAAATTATATTTAATTTTTAAATAGGTAATATAAAAAATATTTAATATTCATTTTTTTTAATATAAAATATTAATAATTAATATATGAGAATAATAAAAAAAGATATTAATTTTACTGAAAAGGATTTATTGAAAAATTATAAAATTGGTCCTTATCAAGGTTGGAGTAAGTCAGATATATATATATCAAATGATTCTAAATCTTTAATAAAAACAAATATATCAAATAAAGAATTAAATAATTTAATATTATTTAACAAAACTGTTGATGAAAAAATAAAAAAATACTTTCTTCACGATATAGATGTATACATATTGCATAATAAAAAAATTTACTTTAAAATGATTTATATAAATTCAGAAACATTAAGATTTACAATTATTAATCTTAAAATTGATGAAATTTACGATATATATATGAAATTATTTAAAATAATTATTTATTTGAACCATAAACATAAAATTTATATTAATGATATACATTTAGACAATATAATATATTCTAATAAAAAAATATATATTATTGATTTTTTAGAATATATAACATTAAATAAAGTTAATAATTTTTCTTATAAACTAAATAATAATTTAAATTTTTTAAAATATAATAAAATGTTTGATAAAAGTGAATTATTTTATATACTAATTAGAATTTTTCATCAATTTATAATTATTAATAACAGAATAACAAAAATTCGATATACTTATCAAAATAAAATAAAAAAAAAAAGAATACATATAATACAAATATTAAATATATCAATTAAAAATAAAAAAATTAAAAATATTTATGAATTAGATATAATTTTATATAATTTTATAAAAAAACGAAAAAATTTTATTAAAATTTTTTCAAAAATATAGTTTATTGGTATATAACATATGTCAATAATAAAAATTGATAAAATAGGAATATTCAAATATAATTATAAAATTACAAACAAAAAATTTAATATTATTTGTATTTCATTATTTAAAATGAAAAATTCATATAGAGAATTAAAAGTATATACTGACGGGATATTGGAGATTTATAAACATTATAAAAAATACTTTCCAGATTTCATTTTAAGAGTTTATTATGATAACTCTGTAATCGATGATGATAATTTTATTAAATTATATAATATTTTAGATAAAAATAAACAACAATTAATACATTTTGATTGCCCTAAATTTAAGATTGATAAAAAATATCATAGAGGAATTTTTGGAATGATTATGAGATATATTCCTTATTTTAAATTTGAAAATAATGATGCAAAATTATCAATTGTATTAGATGCAGAACCAGATTTTAATCATAAAATTGATAAATGGTTATCATACTTTCGAGTATTTATAAATAAATTTATTAAATCAGATGCTCAATTTTTTAGAAATTATCAATTATGTACAAATCATTCCCATATACCTAATCAAAAAGATTGGATATTAGGATTTATGAATGCAAGTAAATATAAATTTGATATACATATGATACAAAAATTTTTAAATGATGATTTAAATGAATATAAAAAAAATTATCCAATATTGTATCAAAATACTTTGAAAATGAAAGACAAAAATGATTCTATATTTTTTTATGGAATTGATGAAATATTTTTAGCAACAGAAATTAAAACTTTTTTAGATAAAAATAAAATTAAATATATGACGTATGTATTACCTCATCATATTCATTTTTATTATGTTTTATTAGAAATAATTTTTAAAAATTCTATAAATCATAAAAATAAAAAAGAATATGATAAAATAACAAAAATTATTAATAATAAATTAAATAAAAATTTTATTAATTTTAAAGATGTTTTAAAATATATAGGTAAAAATTATGATTATATTGGTAAAACTGATAAAAATATTGTATATAAAATTATGAGAAAAATATTTGTAAAAATATATGAAAAAAAAAATAAAAAATATATTGATTTACTAAATATAAATGATTATAGATGTTTATTTTTAACTGATAAATATTACGATGATACAAACAGTTTAATTATCACAAACTAAATTATTTTATAATTTTTTTTTATTTAAAAATTATATATGTCTTTAATTAAAATTGATAATTTAATAACACTAAAATATAATTATAAGATATCAGGAAAAAAATATAATACAATAAATATTTCATTATTTAAAATGAAAAATTCTTATAGAGAATTTAAAATTTATACAGATGGAATATTTGAAATTTTTAAACATTATAAAAAATATTTCCCAGATTTTATTTTAAGAATTTATTTTGATGATTCTGTTATTGATAATAAAGATTTCATTAAATTATATAATATTTTAGATAATAATAAACAACAATTGATACATTATAATTGTCAAAAATTCAAGCTTGATAAAAAATATCATAGAGGTATTTTTGGAATGATGATTAGATTTTTACCATATTTTGATTTCAAAAATAATGATACTAATATAAGTTTAGTTTTAGATGCTGAACCATATTCTTTAAACAAAACAAAAAATTTTTTAGAATATTTTAGTATTTATATAAACAAATTTATAAATTCAGACGCAAAATTTTTCAGAAACTTTAAAATTTGTGATAGATCACCTTGGGTCCCCATTTATGAAGATTTTATATTAGGTTATATGAATGCTAGTAAGTATAAATTTCCATTAGATTTATTAAAAAATTTTTTAATAAATAAAATTTATAAAATTAAAAATGAATATCCAAAATTATATAATGAATCAATAAATTATAAAAAAAATAACGATAATATATTTTTTTACGGTGTTGATGAATTTTTTTTATCTGTTATTTTGAAATCATATCTAGATGATAAAAAAATAAAATATATGACATATAAAACGTGTTATGTAAATTTTCATTTTTATTATATATTATTAGAAATAATTTTTAAAAATTATCTTAATAATACTAATAAAACAAAATATGATAAAATAACCCAGATTATTAATAAAAAAACATTTAAAAAATTTAAAGACTTTAATTCAATTTTAGAATATATTGGAAAAAAATATGATTATAATAGAAGAACTGATAAACATAAAGTTTATAAAATTTTAAGAAATATTATCATAAAAATACACGAAACAAATATAAATTTATTTAATTTATTAAATATAAATAATTATGAATGTTTATTCTTAACAGACAAGTATTACGATGATACAAATAATCTAACTATTACTAATTAAAATTCTATCTTTCTAAATTCTTTTATATAATTATAGTATTTTTGTCTATTAATTGATTAATTATATTAATTAGATAATTAAATTAATATAAAAAAATTATATTATATATATATATATATATATATATATGCCACAGCCAACTTATAAAAAAAATATTATACAAGATATAATAACAAACATCTGTTTATTAATATTGATTATAATACCACTTGTTTCAGGAAATCATAATCTAATATATATTCCAATTGTAATGTTAACGATTTACCTATTTATTGATATTGCAACTTATTTTGATATATTTCCATAATATTAACATTTAAGAAAAGTAATAATATTAAATATGATCGTAGATTTTATTATTAATCTTCAATCTTATATTTTTCATACAAAATTATTACAGGTTTATTCTCTTTGTTCTGGTATTTTTAACTGTATTATTTCTCTACACTTCTTCTTTGTATTTTTCACATGTATTATAAAATTCCATAATTTATTAACTATAAATAATTATGAATGTTTATTTTTAATAGATAAGCATTACTAATTAAAATTCTATCTTTCTAAATTCTTTTATATGGTTATAGTATTTTGTATATATAGGATAATTTATTAATAGTTCTTTTGTTATTTTATCCCAATTTGTAAACCCTATATTTTCTCTTAAATTTATATTATTATCAATATTTTTTTTAAATGGTTTTATAATTTGATATTTTATAATTTTACACATATCCCACAATTTTTCATAATCATTACAAATTATATTTTTATCTATTAATTGTTTTAATGACCATTTATCATATATTGTATAAAATATGAGAATTTCATCTATACCTCTATTTGAATTTAAATTATTAAAAATTTTAAAATAATATTTTATTAAAAATAAATTTTTAGTGTATAAAAATAAAGAAGGTGTGAATATAAATAAACTACCTGCTAATCCTATTTTATAATTATATTTTTTCTCAAGTGTATAATTTATAAATGCATTTTTTCCAGAATTTGCAATTATTTTTTTAATATTATTTATAATTAATGAAGATGCATCTACAAATAAAATTTTTTTATATTCTATTAGAGAAAAAATTTGACATTTTGTAGGATAAAATTTTATATTACTATAATGCTTAAACCACGTAATCCATTTAGGATTATTTAAATTTTCTATTTCAATTAAATCAATTCCATAAATAATATCATATACCTGTAATAGGTCTTCTATTGTATCTTGACTAATTCCAGGAAATTCTATTCCATCTTTAAAATATTTTTTATCTTGAACAAGACAAATTAAATTATAATCAAAATCCTTATTATATTTTTTACAACTATATCCTAGTGATATTACTCCTGGTATATAGCTTTCATTTATAAAAATAATTGTAGCTATTCCTATATCTTTTTTTACAAATGATTTTGATTTATATTTTCTTAAAGTTGGATATTTAATTTTTATTTTTTTTTCATTAATTAATTTATCAACTATTTTTATTTTAGGAACTAGTAAATCATGAGATTTAATTATTTTTTTCATTTCTTTTTTTTTATTCATAATTAAAATATTATATAATATTTATAATAGATATTATTATTATATTATGTCAAATATTTCTATAAAAAATATACTATAATAGATATTTTATCTATTAAAATTAAAAATTATTATTCACAATTAAAATATTGTTAAATTATATAATAAGATATAATGGGAAATAGAATTTATGATAGATTTTTTGATAGGTTTCAAATAGTTATGATTGTATGTATGGCAGCGTTTTTAACTATAATGTATTTATCAGGGTTTAAGATGATGATCTGGTGGATGTTTATATTATTTATTACTTTATTTATTGGTGAAATTATAACTTTAGATGATAAAACACCAGCATATTTAAACAATAAGCAAATTAATGATTATTGCAAAATGGCTGAGCGATATAGAATCGAACAAATAGGAGAAGGAAAAGGAATTCAGATCAAACAGCGAAATGCACATCAAAATCAAAATGAATTTTCCTGGCCCTTTAAAGAAACATTATGTTAAGTATAATAAATATAAATAATAGTTATCTTATAGGAATATTAAAATACATTTTTTATAATAGATATTGTTCACACTTGAATTATTATATAATATTAATAATAGATATTATTATTATATTATGTCAAATATTTCTATAAAAAATATAGGTTCTTTTAAATATAATTATAAAATTACTGATAAAAAATATAATATATTTTGTATATCGCTTTTTAAGATGAAAGATAATTATAAAGGATTTTCAAAATATGTAAATGGAATTTTAGAAATTAACAAGTACATAAGAAAATATTTTCCAAATTTTATAATTAGGTTATATTTTGATAAATCTGTTGTAGATGATAGAGATTTTATTAAATTATATAATATTTTAGATAAAAATAATAATCAATTAGTTTTATATAATTGCCCTAATTACAAATTAGATGAGAAACATCATTTAGGTACATTTGGATCTATTATAAGATATATACCTTATTTTGATTTTGATCAAAATGATGTTAATATATGTGTTATATCTGATGCAGAACCAAGAAGATTAAACAAAATAAAACAATTTATGCAAGACTATAGTAAACATATTAATATATTTATAAATTCAAATGCTTTATTCTTTAGAAGACGTATAATTTGTTCAGAATTTCCAATTGCAAGATATTTGTATAATTTAGAGGATTACACGTATGGATTTTATAATGCATCTAAAATTAAATTACCTTTATATTTAATACAAAATTTTTTTACCAAAGAAATTTTCGATATAAAATATAGTCATCCTGAAATTTATAAAAAAATCATACCATTTAAAAAAAATAATGATAAACTATTTTTCTATGGAATTGATGAATATTTTCTATCAACTAAAATAAAACCATTTTTAGATAAAAATAAAATTACATATATGACAAACAGTGTACCACATTTAGCTAATTTTTATTATGTTTTAGAAAATATAATCTTTAAAAATAGTTTTAACAAAAATAATAAAAAAAAATATGATATAATAACTAAAATTATTAATAATAAAATTAATAAAAATTTCAATAATTTTAATAAAGTTATAAAATACATTGCATTAGATTATGATTATTCTAGAAAAACAGATAAATTTAGAGTATATAATGTTATGAGAGAAATATTTAAAAAAATTTTTGAAAAAAATGATAAAAAATTAATATCTTTATTAAATATTAATAATTATGAGTGTTTAAATTTAACTGAAAAATATTACGATGATACTAATAATTTAATTATATCAAATTAATTACATAATTGATTTTCTAATTAAATATTCTATGTTATTTGATGTTCTAAGTAATTTTAAATAATCAAATTTTGTTCTAATTTTCATATATTTGTTAACTTGTGGCATTATTATAATATATTATTATTTTAATTTTATTAATAGTAGGGATTTTAAATATTATTTCTTTCTTTAAATTTTTTTAAATAAAGATACAATGAATCTATACTAACTTTTAATGTTCTTTTAAATTCACCTCCATACCATTTTAGATAATTGTCAAACCATTCTATAATTTTACCACTAAATTCTTCAACTCTTAATAAATCTGGATGTCCTTCTTCTGGTGTCATTCCTCTTACAACATGATTCAATCTACCCCAATTATTACCGGCACCACCATCATTTGGACCGTTTCCAGATTTATAAATTGAAATTTGAATAGGTCTATCAACTCCAAGTGGACTTTGTGTTATATTAGTTGAATTTTCTTTAATCCAAAAATATAATGTTCCTGTTGTACTAATAGGCGAATCAAATACAAAAGTATTTGAATTTGCATCTACATTATTATTTACTGCAGTTGCAATTGGAGTTAATCCATCAAATCTATCCCACGGATTAACACTATTAGCAGTATATGTATCATATATATCTATTTTTAAATCTAAAGTTAAAGGAGTATCCCAATCAACCTGCCAAGTACCATTTGCATCCTGATATTGATAATATGGACTATCAAATTGTAACTCAATTTCTGTTACTTGATATGAATCAAAACCTGCATCTGGAGTAATTGTTTGCCATCCATTTGTATATCCTGTTGAACTAGTTCCTGTTGTATAAGAAACAATTGTACCTTCACTTGCAGGAATATAAAAATTTTCTTCGTTTATTAAAACATCTAAGATGCTTCCATTGTCTATATAAAACACCATATCTCCAATTTGAACCATATAATATGTTAAATTATAATCATCAAATATATTTTTAGAAAATTCACTTGTGTATATATTATTAAATGTAGCAATATTTTTGGTATACGTTATACTATTACAAGAATTATCACATTTAATATTATCAATTGATTTATATTTGATTACATTATCCTCGATATAACTATCGTTGTTTAGCTTATTTTTTATTAATTGTGCTCCTAAACCATTAATATTATAAGTTATTGACAGATGATTTATTAAATTACAATAAAAAGTATAACTAAAAAAATTATAATATTCTTTAACTATATTTAGTGAATCTATGTTTTCCAAATTTGTAGTTGTTAGTAATTCCAGTATTGTTCCCAAATTAAATATATATTGATCTAAATCTAAATCAATTCTCTCATATACTTTAATAATTGTTTCAATAATGTTTACTCTTTTTTATCCTGTGTATTTAGATGTAAAATTAATTTATTATCACCCATTAATATATATATATTTATTTTAAAACTACGGGTACACTTACCTTTATTTAACATTGTAAATTACATTTATTATTAAATTTTTTTAAATATCTGTCCAAATAATATATATTACTTTCTATTAATTTTACAACATCATTTAAATTTTGTATCTCAAAATCTATACTTCTATATAAATCATCTATTTTTTGACTACTTGATATATATTCTCTATCTAATCCTCCAATAGCATATGCATTGCTAATAATAAATTTTAATTTACCAAAATTTAATGTATATCCAGTAACTACTTCCTCATTATTATTGTTAAATTCTTTATTTTCAAAAATATTCATATTATCATATGTTGCAACATTCTTTGATTGATTTATTCTGAATAAATTATCTTTGGGGTAGTATTTTTTACTAATTTTTGAAACTAATAAACTATTACATTGAGTACTATTTTCACATACATTTTTATATTTTATATTTGTTGTATAATCTATAGTCCCATCTTGTAATTCTTTTACAGGTCTAATTATTAATTGACCAATACCTTCTACAAAAACAGTCATTGATAAATGATTCGCCATATTTGCAAAAAAATACTCTGCAATTTGATTATACCAATCTCTTAAAACTAAATACATATTTTCATCTTTTAAATTGTATAATTGGAAATATTCTTGTAAACTACCTAATTCTTTAATATATTGAACTATATTAATATTTAACCTCTCAAATAATAATTTAGCACTCTTAATCATTTCTACCAATTTCATTCCCTTAAATTTACATTTATTGTTATTATATTGTGTTATATCCATATAATAATAATATATTATTCAAAAACTGGATTATATGTATTTTTAACAAGAGCATCTATTCTTTCATCGAATAATTTTGAATTATTTTTTATTTTATTATTAATATCATCCCAGCTAAAGTAAGAAGTGTCTTTTTCAGTTATTGATGATGTACATGCACTAGAACAAGTATCACTTGAAGTATGAGTAAAATTGTTTGTTTCACTTTCTTTGATGTAACTATCTGTAAATGATTTAATTTCTTGATGGGAATTAGTATGGGAAATAGTATGGGAGCTGGTTATATGTTTATGTTTATGTTTATGTTTATGTTTATGTTTATGGTTAGAACTTTTATGACTTTTGTGTTTATGATGTGAACTATAAATACTTGATGTACATGATGTTGGAGTGTATAAAGATACGCATTTTTTTTTATATATATTTTTTCTAAATTTTATTTCTTTTGATCTATCAATAATATCATCAATATAATTTGATAATGTATCATATGAATTTTTAATATAATTTAAATCATTATGAAACCATCCTCTCAATTCTTTTATATTATTTAAATAATTTACAAGATGATCTCTAAATCCATTTATTGTTAATGATTCAATTTGATCTTCATTAATTAGAACAAAAACATAATTATATTTACCTCTCTCTAAATAATATTGTTCGTTCAATTTATTTGTTGAAATATTTGTAATTTCACCAACTAATTTTGATAAAAATTGTGGTCCAGGTAATATATATGTTAAATTTAATTTATGACTATATAATTCTTTATTTGTATCAACAGGTTTAATTGGATATACAACAGTATTAACACCAAAAACAATTGGCGAAGTTATATAAGATTGTATATGATTAAATAAAAAAGTTATTGCTTTATTGTATCTTTCAATAAATGTTCTATCTAGTGCATGAATATTAATATCATTATATAAATAATTAATATCATTTTCAAATTCAATCACAGCATCAACAATTTGAGCAATAATATTAAATGCATTTAAAATATAATGTTCTGTTTTTATTATACTATTTTTATTTTCTTGCTCTATATCAATATCTGGTTTTGCCTTATAATCTAACCCAGAAACAGGGAATGCTCTATTTTTTACACAATTTTCATAATTTAATGAATCTACAGTATCCATTATATTGTTTTTATATATTTTATTCCTAGATAAGTTATTTTTTTATTATACATAAGTTTGGAAAATAAAATATAATATTAAATTATAATAAATAATAAAATGAAAGATAATTGTTCATCAGTTATATTGGAATTTACAAAGTACGTAAATAAAAAAATAAAACATTATAAAAAAATATTTTCATTATATTATACAAATTTTAGAACAGATTGTATACAAACTAAAATGAATGATAAGACTCTTTTTAGTAACTATATAAAAATTTTAATTAATGTAAATCTTTATGAAAAAAATAAATTAGAAAATTGTAATATTAATGCTTTAATTTCAAATATGATTATTTATGATAAAATATTTGATAATTTATTATGCATAGATAATCTTGAATCTTGTGATAAATATTTAATTCTAAAATCAGTTTATTATATTAGATCTTTAATTAAAATTATTAAAAAGGATAAAAATATTACTGTTTCATTAGATCATAGTGATTCATGTAAGAAAAAATTTACAGAATATAAAACAACAACTGATTCATGTAGTAAATTTAAACATAGTTCAAATCATTCACATTCGTCAGATTCATCACATTCATCAAATTCTTCGGATTGCGATAATAAATGTGAATTTTCAACGTCATCGTGTATGCCAGATGTAAAACAATGTAAAAATAAAAAGAAAAAAAAACATAATAGAAAATACCAAACAGATAGTAATGATAATCCACATGTAAAATATAGTACAAGTAATAGACATTATCATGTTCAGAGAAATAATCAAAATGTTTTATTTAATGAAATTAAAGGAGATTGTATAAATGTAGAAAAATCAATAAAACATCTTAGATCAATATTTCAATTATTAAATATGTTAAAAACATTAATGGTAGGATTACAAAAAGAATATTTTCATAAAATTAATATATATAATTTATACAATATTAAAAACTTAATTGCACAATCTGATGTTGAATTTAATGAAAAATTATTAGATACAACAATGAGTCAATTCGACTCGGTTGTTAAAACAGACTGTGGAGTTATTTTTTCAGAGAAAAAAGGTAAGCAAAAAATAAAAGTATTTTTACATGATGGTACTTTTTACCCTCTATGTGAAATAGATAATTTTAGAGTAAGAAAGACCATTCATGAGTATTGTAATTTTTTAATTTTTGACATAGGGTGTTATGAATATCGTATACAATATTTAAAAACAGATTTTGATAATGAAAATACTCTTAAAATACTAAGATTTAATTTTGAAAATGTATTGAAAATTTTACAAACTATAGAAGCAAATCAAGCAACAATTAAATACTGGTTAACAACTCTCAAAGAAATAATTAATTATAATAATAAATAATATAATGGAAGTTATCACAAATGAAGTTGTAAAACGAGTTGGAATGGATATAACAGTTAAGATATTATCTGGATTATCATCATCTGCTCATGGTATATATGGATTATTATATTATATTCAAAGTGAATCTAAATCAAAAATAGGAAATTTATTAAAAAAAACAGATATTCAAACAACAGTTAAAGTTCTTGAAAATTTTATATGTGAACTAGATATAAATGAAGAAACACCTGAAACTATAATTTTTTGTTTAAAACAATTACATAATTCACTTGTAAATATTGAAAATAATTTAAAATTAATTTTTGATAAAATTAAATATAATAAATCTCTTTTAATTTTTTCTGGCATGAGATCATATACGTTTGAAGATAATATTTCAAATATTAAAGATGAATTAGAAATATTGGAAAATAGAAGAAGATTATTATTTGAAACATTAAATTTATCTAAAACATTAAAAAAAGGGAATCACAATAAACAAATATTTTATGATTCATGGATAGATAATAAAAATAATTTTAAATAAATTTAATATTATTTAAATATAATATTAAATTATATATAAACATTTTAATAATGAATCAAAAAGTTGCCTTTGAAACAGAATTAGAATGCAAAAAAAATATTAAAAATGTAAGTTTAAATCCTAAATATAAATTTTTTAAACAAATATTCAAAACTGCTGGAGATAATACTCAAGTCAGACAATGGATTATAAAAAAAAAATTAGAAATTGATAAAATTAAAACAATAAATAATACAAATATAAATAATCTAGATAATAATATTTTTATTAATAAAGATAATTTAAATAAAATTAATAAAGAAATTATTAGAAGATTAAATTTACAAATATATAAAAATATAGATGATCAGTCATTCTTAAATACTTTAAGATATTTATTTTATAAAATTGGAACAGGAATTTTTGTAAAAATTAAAAGTAATGAACTAGTTATGTTTTCTCCTTTTAGGAATGTTAATTATAAAAATAACTGGAGCAAATTTATTAAATTTAATAAAAATGATAAAAATATTATAAATTATTATAAAAAAAAAAAAAAGGAATATATATATATACGCCAAATTAGTTATAGAATTGATGAATGGAGAGCTTTAAATTGTAAAATGAATAATGATCTTGATAAATATGAAAATGATACATATTGGATGGAAATAAAACAATTAATTAAATATATTTGTAAACATAGAAAAATAGATGATGTTGAATTTTTTATAAATAAACGAGATGTACCTTATTTAAAAGATAATTTTACAGAACCGTTTAATCATATATATAATAGTAAAAATTATCCTCTTACATCATATAAATATGATAAATATTGTCCTATATTGAGTTTTTCATCTGATCTTGATTTTGCAGATTTAATTATTCCAACTGCAGATGATTGGAATTTAATAAACAAAAAATATTATTTAAATCAATGTAATAAAACATGGATGGATCAAGAAGATATTGAATTAAATTGGGATAAAAAAACCCCAACAGCCTTTTTTAGAGGTACTGCTACAGGATGTGGTAAAACTATTGAAACAAATCCTAGATTAAATATTTCATATTTATCTAAAATATGGGAAGAAAATGATTCATATAATAAAAATAATCCTATTGATAATATTAAATATTTAGATGCTGGGGTAACTAGTTGGAATATTAGTGATAAAAAATATACTAATGAAAATTTATCATATATAAATCCTGCAGAGTTACCTTTTAAAAAATCATCTAAAGTTCCAATGAGTAAACAAACTAGATATAAATATTTAGTAAATATTGATGGAAATGGAGTTGCTTATAGATTCACAAGAGAATTAAGTTTTAAAAGTGTTATTTTAAAAGTAGATTCAACTAAAGAAATGTGGTATTTTCCTTTATTAGAACCTTATGTACACTATGTACCAATTAAAGAAGATTTATCTGATCTAGCAGACAAAATTGAATGGTGTAAAAAAAATGATGAAAAATGCAGGATTATTTCTGAAAATGCATATAATTTTTATCAAAAATATATTAATAAAAATGGAATTGCTGATTATTGTCAATATTTATTTAATTCAATTTCAGGAAATAAATCTAGTTAATTTCTATTTTCAATCTTACAACATCCAGAATTAAATGTTCTTAGGATAGGATCACTATTATCTATCATTTTTTCTATATTAAAAAAATATAATACATTTTCATTATATATATTTTTTGGTTTATTATGATAATATATCTTGCATTCTTTTCTATTATAATACCCTACAAATATTGTTGCTAGTCCATACTTTGTTTGTGCTAAATATATTCCACATGGTATTTCTTTATCCAATAAAATTTTAATTGTAGGTAATATATAATTATTGTTATAATTAGATAATTTATAACCTTGTAAAAAATTTATTTTAATTTGCCTATCATTTAAACATCTATCATGAATTGATATTAAAATACTTCTATAACATATAATAAAAATTAATAATAATATTATTAATTCAATTAACATTTATATTATTATTACACTATTAAAAAAAAATTATATCCAATTATATTTTATATATAAAATATAATGACTTGTTCGTCTGAAAAATGTAAAAAAAAATGTTATACCAAATGCCATACAAAATCTGTACATAAAACTCCTATTCAATATGTACACCATAAATATAGAAAAAAAATTTTTGTTCATCCTCCTTTAATTAAACATACATATGATAGTAAAAAATGTTATTCTGAAAGAGATTATTATAGACATCATGATCATCATCATGACCATCACGACCATCATTATCATGATTTAAGATGTTGTCATAGATATGGTCCATGTAATCATGATCATGAATTTTATGGTCCTTGTTTAAGACAAACATTATATTTAACTAATCATCATGATTATGATCACGACCATCATAATATTATGTACGGATATGGGGGTTTACATGGACTTGATTATCATCATCACAAACACCACGGACACCACAGACACCATAGACATCATAGACACCATAAACACTACAGACACCATAAACACTACAGACACCATAGACACCATAGACATCATGGACATCACGGGCATCACGGACATCATTCACATCATTCACATCATTCACATCATTCTCATTGTAAAAAATTAAAAAGTAAAACAATATGCGGAACATCTAAATTATGTACTTCGTCGTTATCTCATTCAGATTTACATTTAGATAGTCATCATAACTCTTCACATCATTCTCATCATGAAGGAAATTGTGTAAAACCAGTATGTTCAGAAATTTTTTTTAAAAATAAAAAAATTAATGGTATAACATTTAATAATAATGATGATTTAGGTGATTAAATAAAAGTTAATTTTATAATTATAATAAATTAATTATGTTTTTTTACTATTAGATGTTTTTTTAGTATTTTTTTTTCCTTTTTGTTTCTTCTTTACAACAACTTCTTCTTCTGAAGAACTTCCTGAATCTACAGAGTCTTCTTCAATTTCAGATTCATCAGAATCATCTGAGGACATTTCATCGTCTTCTACTTTCTTTTTAGTACTTTTCTTTTTTGTTACTTGTTTATCTTCCTCCTCATCTTCGTCTTCATCTGAACTAATATCACTTTTCTTAGATTTTTTGGCTGTTTTCTTAGTACTTTTCTTATCAAGTTTAGTTTTTTCTTTTTCCAAGTTTAGCCTATGAGCATTCTTAACTTCTGATACTTCTTTTAGAACTGCTACTGCATTATTTGCAAAAATAGTACACAATCCTCCTTTAATTACATTATTTTTAATTTTTTTCATAAAATCTTCATAAACAGATACTGCATTTTCTACATTAATATATCTACATTGGATATCAGGACCATAAAAGTCTATATGGTCAGTTACAATACCTACTGGTTTTTTTTCTGGTGAATGAAATGCCTTTGCATATCCTGTTTTCATACTTCCTCCATACAAAAATCCGACTGATTCGTTATTATTAACCATTTTCCTATATTATATAATACACATTTAAGCCCATTTTTAACAATATATTAAACAATCAATTTTTTTATAATGATGATATTGAGATATTACAATAAATTTTATTTATATCAATATTATTCTTATCTGTAAATACTAAATTTGTTAAAATAAGTATTTTACTATAATTATTTATTTTACAATTAATTTGTAAAGATTTGATATTTAAATTATCAACAAAAAATAAATACCCTTTATTTTTATTTATAATTATTTCTTCATATTTGATATTTAAAAAATGTATACAATTATAATTATATGTCTTCTTTAAATTACTTTCTGATATGTAAATATATTTATTTTTATTTGAATCTATATATGTATTTCTAATTTTTTCCTCAAATAAATTCAACTTGTTTTGAGTTTTTTTTAATTCAAATATTATATTGTTAATCTCTTTTTTATTATAATTAATATTTTCCAATACTATTTGAAAATTACTTTTATTAATATTATCTAATTCTTCTATTTTTTTATTTTTTAATAATATATAATTACTTGTAATTTTATTATCATTTTCCATTATATATTAATTATTTTAATGACTAATTTTTTAAATAAAAAATTTTTCAATTTCAGAGGAAATTATAATAATAATCAAATATATTTTTGTAATTATCCTTCTTGTATTTTAAAATCAATTAATAATATTAATATTTTATGTTTAACAATTATTGATAGGAAAGATTGTTTTACATATCCTGTTGTATTTTATAAAAATAAAGATATAAAACAATTTATTAATATTTTAATAAAAGATAATAATCAATTTAAATTAATTTTAACAAATTTGTATAAAAAAAATATATTAATTAACATAAATAAAAATAAAGAAAAAATTATATATGATATAATTCCAAATGAAACATATATTTTAGATAATTTTATATTAGATAACAAATTTAATTTAGATATAACAATTAACAATAATTTATTAGAAAAATCACTTTGGGTAGTTTCTGATTATATCAATATTAATAATGATAATAATGATAATTTAGAAGCAGAAAAAAATACTAAAACAAATATTACATTGAATTATAATTATTTACAATCTAAAATATTGGAATATACTTTTAATTATTCTGATTATTTTTTTATTAGATCACTTGGAACTAGTATTATTAAGAAAAATATGAATAAAGATATTTGTATGATTTGTAATAAAAATAATACTGAATCTTATTTTTATCCATGTGGTCATAAATGTATTTGTGATATATGTTACATTAAGATTAAATCAAACAAAATAAAAAAAAATTTAAATGATTTAGAATGTCCTCTTTGTTATAAAACTATATATTCTACTTTTTACTCTTAGAAATAAAAATTGATAAAGTTAAACTATTTATTTAAGAAATAATTAAATATCATATTATTATGTTATTTATAATCAATATTATATTTTCCATATATATAAATCAAAATAGTGTGGTATTATTTAATTATAAATCAAATACTAATAATACTTTATTAATTAATAATGTACCATTTAGGGAAACAAGTATATTAAATAATACAAATGCTAATATTGCTTTTCAATTAAATAAAGGATATTATACATTTAGCACTTTATATCCTAATAAATATTTAAATTATAAAGTTTTTTCTAAATGGGAAAAAATTATTGATAAGACACATATATTAAATGATATAATAATAAAAAATAATGAATTAATAAATTTCCAATATTATTCAAACAAAAATCATGTATTACATATTTCTTATTTAATTAATTTAATTTCAAAAAACAATTCTTTAATCAAATTTATTCTAAATATTGATAATTTTAAATACACATATTATACAAATTCTGGTCTATCCTTATACAAAAATTTAACTTTATCACCAGGAATCCATCATGTTTATATAACTACTAAATCAAATACATTTTGGTGTAGTTGCCCTTCTATAAAAAATGGATTTCAAAATGGAAGATATTTTTATTCTTGGATAGAACCAATTGAAAATAGAATTAATATTTATAGCAATATAAAACAAAAGTTAACAATAAATTTTAATTTATTTGTAATAAATTTAATTCATTTCATGATCAAATAAAATTATTCATATATTTTTTTTGATAAATCAATTATTTGGTCGATATTACTAGTCTGAATATAATTATCATGTAATTGATTATCCTTAAAGAAGCTAAAATGAGGGATTTTTTCAACTTTAAAAGTATTAGCAATATTATCAAATTTATTTATATTTACTTTTAAAATTTTTATATCTGGAAAATTTTCTGTTATTTTATATAATTCTTTACTTACTCTTTTACATGGATTACACCATTCTGCATAAAAATCTACAATACAATTATCATTCTTTTCAATTAAATTGACAAATTCATCTTGGGAATTAATATTTATAATAGACATTTTATATAATATAATATATTATTATATTTCTTTAGATTTATTTGTCAATTTTTTTTAAATTTAATTATCGTTATATTGTATAATACATTTTATAACAATATATTTTCCTTATTGATAAATAAATTTACATTTTTTTCTATTATTTTTATATGTGTTTTTTGTATGTTTAAAATATGATTTTTTCATAAAAGGTAGTCTAACATATGAATTAAAAATAATTTTTTTAACTCTTTTTTTTTTAAGTTTACATATAATCTTCTCTAGTGATTTAATATTTTTATCTTGTATCTCTATAATACTCGATTTTGTTGAAATATCTTTTTTTTGTGAATCAACCATTTCAGCCAAATCTTGTTCTCCAATTTTTTTATTAATATCTGCATTAATTTCTATATTACCTAAATTATCTTCTAATTGTGTTGGTAAAACATTTCCAATATCATCGCATAATTTTATTGTCATTTTTGATAAATTACTAATATTTCTTTCTAATTCCGTAATTTGTATTCTCAGAGAAGTAATCGTAATATTCAACTCTTCAATATAAATATCAGTTTCTGTCAATTCATTGTCATTTTGATATGGCATTTAAAAATAATATTAATATTTATAAACCTTGTTAAAAAAATTATTTAAGTTTAATAACTAATATTAATTTCAATTTTTTTTTATTTAAAATTCAATATATTAAAATTAATATATATATATATATTATAATTTATTTATTAATAAATCTATCCTCCACTACTCGTTCGATCTAAACTAGGAATCTTAAAAATAATATTATTTTTTGGAAAGCAACAGTTAATACATAGAAATGACTTTTCTGAAAAATTCTTTCGGAAAATAGGATTAATTACAGTAGTTAGAGAACTACAACAAGTACAAACCCCAATACGTGCCTGCCAATATCCATCCTTAAACTCTTCTCGTACCTTATATTTATGAAAATTATTCTGATGAATCTTCAGATCATAATCCGAAAATGAGCATCCAACCATAGATGAAGCATGCTTGAGAGGCATATTATATGTTTATATCCTAATACATATAATAAGATTGATATAATAGATAGATTTTTTTTAATTTAACAAGGATTTTTGATAATCAATTTTTTTAAAACATACTCCAATACCAGTTAATCCATATTCAACACAATTTCCATCACATTCTTCTAAACATTTTTTGATTCCTAATTTTACAACTTCATTGTTAATTATATCATTATCATAAGAAACTATATCTTGAAAATTATAAACATCTTCTTTTGTTTTTATTTCATTATTTTTATTTACATATTCACGATAAAAATAATCTTTTTTATAATTTAATAACAATAATAGTAATAAAAATAATAAAAATATTTTAAGAAATTTATTCATATATATATATATATTATACTAAATATAAATAATGGATAATATAGAAAAAAAATGTATACATTTTTATAATTCTTTATATAATTCATTTATTAATAAAGTTCCATATACGATATATATTAATAATTTTCTTGATAATATGATAGAATTATTAAATGTTAATAGAGTTGCATTTATAGTTGAATATGATTCTTCTTCAAACTCTTTATATAATCTAATCCTTGCAAGAAAAGAAATTAAATCTAGTAATGAGCAATTTAATATTTCAATAAATCCAATATTAAATTTGAATAATTCAGAAGGAATATTAACAACTGTAATTAAAACAAAAAAATATATTACCAAAAATAATATTTTTTACACAGAAATATTTGGTAATAAATATAATATTAATAATTTTAATTTTAAAGTTAATACATTTATTATTCCAATATTATTTGATAATAAAATTAAAGGTATTCTTGGGTTTATTACAACAACAGAAATAAATTTAGATATTTACAATAATATATTAAATCTTCAATACATGTTAGGTACTTTTTTTTATAGTTTTAAAAATAATGATATTGTAATAAAAGACACTTACTCACAAAATAAATTTCTAGTTTATCAGATTATAGGTGATATACTAAATCTTATTGATGATTCAATTATTTTATTAAATAATGAACATGAAATAGTATATTATAATGAAAATTTAATAAATTTAATTAAAATAGATAATATATTACTAAATCAAAATATAAAAAATGTATTTAGTATTTTTGATTCTATATTAACTGATCATGAATCTCAATTTTTTAAAAATAAAAAAGTAGAAATTAAAAAAAATAATATAATTATTATTGGATATATTAATTCAGTGATAATAAATAATAATATATTTAATATTATTATTCTCAAAAAAAGAGAAAATATAGAAAAAGAAAATAATGAAATAATTAATAAAAATATTTTGGCATGTTTTAGCCACGAACTTCGAAATCCTCTACAATTAATAATAAATGCATGTTTTATATTAGATAGTAAAATATTATTATTAAAAGATAAAGGTTGTAATGAATTAGACAAAATATATAACGAATCGATTAATCTTACTAATATCTTAAATAAGAGTTGTAATAATATAAAAATTTTAATTGATGATATTATAAATTTAAGTGAAATTAATTCAAAACAATTTAATATTCATATAAATAAATGTTATATAAAATCATTCATTTCAGATATTTTTTATGACTTTAATCATTTAATTTCAAAAAAAAATTTAAATTTAGATCTTAAAATAGACAAAAATCTTCCTGATATTTTGTATACTGATGATACAAGATTATATCAAATTATATCTAACTTACTTGAAAATTCAATAAAATACTCAAATAATGGAACAATTAAAATTATATTAGAATATAATGAAATAGAAAATGGAATTAATTTTATAATTTCTGATCAAGGATGTGGTATAAAAAATACTGAAATATCAAATATATTTAAATTTTTTGGTAAAACCTCAAATAGCTTTCATAGTAATTCAAATGGTATAGGTCTTTATTTAAGTCAAAAAATTGCTAACATTTTAGGGGGTTATATTTCATTTGTTACTGAATATAAAAAAGGGTCAATCTTTACCTTTTTCCACCCTTTAAATTTAAAATCAGTAAATAATAATATTATAAAAAATTACATAACACCAATATCTGGTAATATACTAATAATAAATAATAATGCAAAAAATAATATTATATTTAAATTATTACTTGAAAGTTTTAATTACAAGTTTGATTTAAATTTAAATATTCAAATATTACATACTGATAAAGATATAATTACTTATCTTAAGAAAAATAATAAATACGATATAATTTTTATTGATATAAATATGAGTATATATGAAGATTTTGAAATAATAAAAATAATAAATATATTAAGAAAAGATTTAATTTACAAAAATTCATTAATTGCTATAACTGGTGACACATTAATAAAACATAAACCCATATTCCAAGTTTTTAATGATATTTTAATTAAACCATATACTTCTGACAGTTTATTGCAAATTTTAAATAAATACATTCTAAAAAAATAACTTTTTAAATTAAAAAATAAAAATATTTCCTTTCGATTTTTTTGATAATCTATGTAAACTTTCTTTATCTAAATGATCCTGGTCATCTTCAAAAATATTCATTATGTCATTTAATAAATTAATATCTATGGGTTTATATAATGCCCCATCCATACCTGAATTTTTAAAAGTATTAATTGCATTTATACTTTTATCACCCGTATATGCAAAAATATTTGATTTATTATTTAAATCTTCACGGATAATTAAAGATATTTGATCACCATCTATATCTTCAATATGATAATCCATAAATATAATATCATAATTCGTGTTATAACATTTACTAACACATCTAATTCCTTCGTTAATAAGATCTACTTTGTGACCTCGCAATTCTAATATTTTCATAAAAAGATTAGAACAGTCGCTATCATCATCAACTATTAAAATTTTTAAACTTTTTTTTTTATTATAAATATATCTTTCAGATATCTTATTTTTATACATTATTTATATTCACTATATAATTATATTTATAAAATTAAATAAATTAATTATTTTTATATATTTATAGAATTTTAGCTGTTTATCCCCCCCATTTTTATAATAATTCTGATCCTTTAACAAATTCAATTCCCATGTCTTTCCAAATATTATTTAGTTTTTGTTTATTTTTTGATATTGGATTAAATAGATTAAACTTGTTAATAGCTTCATATTCTTGATATCCTACTAGAACTATTTTAAGAGGTTTTTTATATAATATTGGAATATCTGAATATTTATAAGGTACTCCTAATATTTTTTCACCCACTGATCCTGTACTTGTATATTTACGTGTTTTAATTTCATAAATAAAATCATCAGTTTCTAAATCCGGTATATAATTATTTATTTTACTTGGAGAATAAACATTATATCCATTTTTTTCTAAAAGTGATTTTACTAAACATTCCCCTAATATTCCTGACCAATTATAAACATTTTTATTATAACCATAATATTTATATAATATCCTGTTTCCAAAATTATTCTCTATATTTTTTGCTTTTTGAATCCCATATTTTGATATTAAATTTAAAAAATATATATCATTTTTTATCCATTTTATAACTTTTTTATTTATTATAGACATTAATATATATGTACATAAAAAATTGAAAATTTATAATAATTGGAATAGACATTTATAATCTTTAAATATGTGTGATATTCATCAAAAACTGATATATCACATCATGAGCCGTGACGACAAAGTAACTCTCACCGTTATCCGTGGCAAGTTTCTACTGCGGTACAACAAGACTGCCAATTTCTGGTACTTGGTTCCGTCTCGCTCTTGGAATTTTTACATCCTCGTAGGACAGGAGTGGTGCACTGGTGATGATGAGGACCAGGTGAAGCGGGTCTTTGAGCGCTCTATTGCTAATGGATGCGATGGACTGTTTCCCCACAACAAGTGGTGGCAGGCACTCAACTACGCCCTTCGTCTTGACTTTATCCTCGAGGAGACAGAGTACGGTGTACAGAAGCGACCCAAGGTTTCGACCATCGACATGGTCACGGGTAATACAACCTTTGGTCATGATATTCGCCGCCTCTCGTTTTCCAGTGATGAATTTCTTCCTCTCTACTCCCGAATCATGTTCACCAACACTGGACATGGGGAGTACATGTGCGGACTTAAGCACGGGAGTTCTGAAGATGTTTCCAATGCGATAATTACACGCAACAAGCGAAACGCCCTTCTCCACTGCTTGGAAATGATGGACAAATACCCTACAATGGGTGTCACATCCACATAGTTGTTTGTTTAGTGTCTCTACATATCATGTACACATCCACATATGTACATTATAAAAAAAATTGAAAATTCTATTATATTGAGATCCCTATTAAAGTTTTTAAATAAGTTGGAGAGTGACACCAAAAGTTAACCCTCTAGCGCCCAGCCTCCCATGAGCCGTGACGACGCTGTCACGATCCGTGTGGTGTATTCGAGCTTTCGCCCGGTATACCACAAGGAGGGCCGCTTCTGGCACCTGGAACCCACCAGGCGCAGGATCTACCTAGTGGTCTCTCGCGAGTGTTGCTCACTTGATGACCAGGACAGGTGCGAACAATCCCTACGCCAGTTGTTGGTGAACGACTTTGAGGGACTGTTCAAGAGCCACGAGTGGAACAAGGCGATGGCTTACGCACTTGCCCTGGACCGTCGTCTCGGGTACACGGAGTACGGTGTCGAGAAGGCGTCTCTCGTTGCGGTAGTTGATGAGACCGGCAACGTCTCATTGACCACTCCTGTGAGGCGGCTTTGCGAGCCGACAGGTGGTGCATTGCCTCGCTACTCGACGCTGGTCTTCCACCGCTCCCGACGTGGCTTGTTCACTGTTGGGGTCAAGATGTTGGACTGCGACGAGAAATACGTGTGGCTCCCAGATGAGTCGCGAATCTTCTCGGAGAAGAGGAAGGCAACGCAGCACTGCCTGCTGCTGATGGACCGATATCCCGATCTCGGGGTGACGGACTGTTAGGAGTCTGCTGATGGACTGATATCCCGATCTCGGGGTGACAGACTGTTAGTTCTTTTGCTGATAGACTGATATCCCGATCTCGGGGTGACAGACTGTTAGTTCATTTGCTGATAGACTGATATCCCGATCTCGGGGTGTCGGACTGTTGGTGTTTTTTGTTTATGTTTGTATCACACACCCCCACACATACACTAAATACATTATTTTATTTATAAAAAAATTGAAAAATAAAATTATCTAATGGAAATATTAAGATTTGGAGTATAGAAAGTCAAAAGGAAGAATACCACTATGACTATGATTGCCATTCAGGTGATTAAAATTCGGGCTCGCCCTATCGTAGACTTGGACGATTTCTCTCTTAAGTTGTCTCTGACCCCAGATTACAACGACTACCTCATCGTTGGGAAATGCCAAACGCCCTACAGTGAGGAGAATATGCAAGATATGTACAATTCTTGCACAAGTACCCTACGCAAGTCGTTTTTTGAGGTACATGAGTACCGGAAAGCTCTGTCATACGCTTTCGAGCTGGACAAGGATGTTGGATACACAGAGCACGGACCACAGAAAGCACCTTTTGTGGCATACATCAATTGGTCCACAGGAGTGACCAGGTTTGGCGAAGAGATACATCGTTTAGCCGAACCTACATGCGATTTTCTGACACCCGAGTCAGTAATTTTGTGCCAGAAACTCGATAATGGCTCATACAAGATTCAAGTTAATTACGCCTACACCGACCAAGTATCTGACGAATTTGTGTCGAATGTGAAAAACGAGGTTCTTGACCAATGCTTATTGCTGATGGACAAATACCCCACATGCAACGTAAGTGGAATCTTCTAATTTCTTTAATTCATTGGAAAGAGCCAATATTATAAATTATAAACTTATAATTATTATTAATATTTTTTTAATTCGTAAAAAAATTTTTTTAAATTTGGATTAACTTTATTTATAAATTTCCTAAAATCAAAATTAAAAGGAGCTTTAATAATAATAAATTTTGCATTTTTTTTTTTATTCTAATACAATTTCACTTAAATCTTTTTCTCCAAGATATAAATTAACATAATCCTTTTTAGAATATTCAGGACCACCCCAAGGTGGGTCAAAATTAATTATATCTTGCTTAATCTTTTTCATAATATCTAAATAATTATTACAAAAAATTTTTACATTATTGCAATTATAAATTTGAATATTATTTTTTAAAGCTTTACAATGTATTTTTTGTAATTCAACAGAATTGACCTTTTTAAAAATTTTTGGAAAAATTAATTGTATCCCCTCCAACATTTGCAGTAGCATCTGTAATTATATATTTTTTTAAATCATTCCTAATAACATTTTTTACTAGTTTAATAATTTTTTTGGCATCCTTAGGTTTTGTTATACTATAAATATTTTCATTAGATATTAATAATTTATTTTTATCTACACTATTGATATTTGGGAATAAATTATAATTTTTTTTTTGGTAATCTGAATAATTGATTCATATATAATAATTTATTAAAAATTTTAAATTATAATATATATATATAAATGAATGTATTAATATTTTTAATAATATTAAGTATAATTTGGACAGTCAGTCCTTTTCTTCATAAAGAATTATATAATGAAATTCAATATGAAAATATAGTGTGCTTTAAATATATTGTTTTGAGTATATTATTTATATTTTATTCTATTTATGATTATAAAAATAAAAAAATAGCTTTTAATCAATTATGTGAGAACAAAAAATTATTTAAGTATTTTATTTTAACAATATTTTTATCAATTTTTGGTAGTTATATATATTATACATTACTAAAAACATACAATGTTACAAAAATAATGCCTGTATTAAAAAGTCTATCTTTAATTACAATTTTAATTTTTGGATATCTTGTTTTTAATGAGGAAATAACAAAAAAAAAATTAATTGGTATTATACTAATTGCGTTAGGTATGTTTTATATCAATTAATAATTATTTTAATAATTTAATTTTTGTTTCATATTTATTAATTTTATGATTTATTTTATCTTTTGTTAATTCTTCTGTAAATTTATTTTCATTTAATAAATTTTTATATTTTTTTACTTTATCTTTAAAAAAATTTATCTTAAGATCCTTAGATTGTTCAGGATTTAAAATACCATTAATATTATCAATCATTTTATCTGAATCTTCACTGAATTCTTCTTTTGATCCACCAGTAAAGTTTAAATTTATATCATTTACTAATTTCATTATATCTTCTGATAATTTATCAGATTCTTGAATTAAATTTTCCATTATATACTAATATTTTAAAAAAATATTGATATATATACTCACATTTTAATTATTAAATATATTTACTATTAATTCATTATTTCTTGAGATAAATATAAAGAAGTTGCAATAGTTATATTGGCACCTGTTCCCAATTGCCAATTAGGAGGTAATATAGAATCACCTAAAAATATTGTTGCATTTGGAATTTTTTGATTTACATTATCTTTTCTATATATTGAATAAGAATATAATTGTGAATTATTGGTTGAATTAAATGGACCCCACATTTTAATATCTTTACTTTTATATTCTTCATATACACTCTCAAAATCAAAATACAATTCTTTATTAATAGAATGTTCTTTCATCTTCATTTTACTGTTTGTATTATAATTTAGTAACAGTGATGCATTATGTATACATTTTGAGAGTGTATTAAAAAAATCATTTGTATTTATACCTTTTATTTCAGAAATTTCTTTATAAAATATTTTATCAATATCAAAAATATAGTAAGAAAATTTATTAGTTGAATCAACTATGTGGTAACCAATAGGGAATAAACAAAATAAAATAGGTAACATTCTTTTTACACCTAATGAATTAGAATTAATAATATTTATATCTTTAACATCCTTACTATCCCCAACATCCTTACTATCCCCAACATCCTTACTATCCCCAACATCCTTACTAT